CATTGACAACACTGCTGGCGCAAGCACAGTGACCATTGCTGTGGCCACCAACGGCGTTCTGTCTTCTGCCGCCGTGGACACCGCAGGTTCTTTTGGCGACCTGACGGTTGCCTCTGGTGTTACTGGTCTGGCACGATTCACCATCATGTTCTCCAGCGCCACGGCGTATGCGTTTACACGCACTGCGTAATCAACCCAAGGGGCTTTGGCCCCTGTTTTACAGGAGATTGATTATGGGCATGCAAACTGACGTAAAACAAGGACATCTAAACCAAAGTGGTTTTTTTGTTCTTGGAAGAAACCGCGTTAAAGGCGTTTCTTTTTTTGGTGGTAGTGGAACCTTGGTTTTGTTTGATTCAACCTCAGCCCCAGTAACTTCAAGCGTTACATACGGTCGCTCTGGAACCACGGTAACAATATCCAAAACAGCTCACGGTCTTGCTACCGGAAACATTGTAGGCATTCACTTTGCCACTGGCACTGGCGGTGCTGCCACCGATGGGAACTACAGCATTACCAGAGTAGATGCTGACACATTTACACTCACAGACATCAACACTGGAAACATCACAGCTACTCCAGCAGCAATTTATGTTAGTGGTGCAAATCGTTGGCTGTTGACCTATGAAACCCACTCTTCCGACGAGTTTCAAAATGCTCCGCTTATCCCCGGCGAAGGTGTGTTGGCGGTAAATGGCATTTATTCCTACATGAGCGGCATTGACGCAGCGCAGATTTACTATGGCTGAAGAAACACGCCCCATGGATGTTGCAGGTCGCAAACTGATGATTGCGATTCCTGCCTACGACGGCAAGTTGAACATCAAGACTTCGTTTGCCTTGGCCGATTTGGTGATCAAGGCTTCGCAGTTTGGCGTTAAAGTGCAACTGTCGCATCTGTCTGGCTGCTCTCTTATCACCAAGGCCAGAAACATTCTGGTCACCAACTTCTTGGAGTCGGACTGCACGGACATGTTATTCGTCGATGCCGACATCGTGGTGGACGCAGAGTCTGTGCTTCGCCTGCTGGCGCTGAGCACTGGCAAGGACATCACAGCCGGGATGTACACCCGCAGGGCAGAGGACCGCAAGTTCTTCTTGGACATCTACATTGATGAAGCCAACACGCTTGAGTTTGACCCGCACGGCATGCTGCGCGTTGAGAATGTGGCCACAGGCTTCATGATGATCCAGCGCCATGTGCTGGAGAAGATGGTGGCCAGCCATCCAGAGTGGACCTACTTCAACGATGTGTACAACCGCAACGAGAGCGCCCTGTTCGACTTTGAGTTGACCGATGGCCAGTACGTTGGCGAGGACTACACATTCTGCAAGCGTGCCCGGGCGGACGGTTTTACGATCTTCATTGACCCAGAGATCACCCTGCCGCACGTTGGCTCTCAGGAATACCACCGCAGTTTCAAAGAAGCTGTGCTCATGCCGCTGATCGAGCAGCATTGCACACCCAAACTGAAAGTCGTCAATGGCTAAGAAGACCCCATCCCTTGCAATCGGTCGTGGTGAGAAGCTACCTGCCTCCAAGGGGGCGGGACTGACAGCCAAGGGCCGCGCTAAATACAATGCCGCTACCGGCAGCAACCTCAAAGCCCCGCAACCGCAGGGTGGCAAGCGCAAGGACTCGTTCTGCGCTAGAATGGCACCTATCGCAGAAAAGTCTGAAAAGGGTAGCCGTGCAAGAGCATCAATGCAAAGATGGAAGTGCTGAAATGTGGGCCGACATTCGTAACTACGAAGGACGCTACCAAGTGAGCAACATGGGGCGAGTAAAGTCACTTGCCAGAGTCCGCCGTGGAAGAGCCGGGGCAGATGTGCCTATGCCTGAAAAAATTATGGCTCTTACCCCAAAAAAGGCCAATGGCAGAACAAGGCCGTACATTGAGGTTCGGTTTCGGAATGGCGGATTAAGGACTGAGCGCTGTAAAGCGTTTTTAGTTCACAGATTGGTTGCGGATGCTTTCATCAAACCACTTGAAAAAGGCGATCAGGTTGATCACAGAAACGGCGTTCACGGTGATAATCGTGTAGAGAATCTCCGTGTTTTGCATTTTGTTGAACACGGTCGCTTACACCCTTTGATCCAGTCTGGAGAGCTCAATAGACTTGGAACAACTGCAAATCAAGCCGCGTCTCTGGCGCGATGGAAGTGCTGACATGGAAATGATGGTCTGGAACCTCGTGCTCACCGCCATTGTGGCCATGCTGGGGTTCGTTTTGAAGGAGAAGTTTGCCGAGATCAACCGTCTTGGCATTCTGCTCAACCGCACCCGCGAGGAAGTGGCACGGGACCACATCACGCGCTCGGAATTCCGGGCCGACATGCAGCAGTTGATGGACCGGTTTGACCGGCTGGAGCGCAAGATTGACAACCTGCGAGGCAGCAATGCCCAGCACGAGTAAAAAGCAACACAACTTCATGACGGCTGTGGCCAACAACCCAGCCTTTGCGAAGAAAACAGGCGTCCCACAATCCGTGGGCAAAGAGTTCTCCAACGCGGACAAGGGCCGCAAATTTTCAAAAGGTGGCGATATGGCAACGAAAATGAACCCAGCTTTCAAAGCAATGATCGAGAAGAAAAAAGCAGGCGCTAAAGCGGACATGCCGATGAAAAAAATGGCCAAAGGTGGCGTCACGCGTGCAGACGGTGTTGTGTCCAAGGGCCACACCAAGGGCAAGCAAATCACCATGGCCAACGGCGGCAAGTGCTGACATGATCGCCAGCCGTGGCATGGGGGCCATCTCCCCCTCCAAGATGCCTTCCGGCAAGCGTAAAGCTCGCCGGGATGACACCGACTTCACGCAGTACGCTGAAGGCGGCAAAGTCAATGCGGCTGGCAACTACACCAAGCCCGAGCTGCGCAAGCGGATCGTGTCGCAGGTAAAGTCTGCTGCAACGCAGGGCACCGGGGCAGGCCAGTGGTCAGCCCGTAAAGCTCAGCTTGTTGCCAAGAAGTACAAAGCCGCTGGCGGCGGGTATAGGGACTGATGTGAAAGCGCCCCAGCAATCCCTCAAAGACTGGGGCGACCAGAAGTGGCGCACCAAGAGTGGAAAGCCGTCCTCAAAAACGGGGGAGCGCTATTTGCCGGAGAAAGCGATAAAATCGCTCAGCCCCGCAGAGTATGCGGCCACCACAAAAGCCAAGCGTGCTGGCAAGGCGGCGGGCAAGCAGTTTGTGGCTCAGCCCAAGACCATCGCAAAGAAAACAGCAGGTTTTAGATAATGGCAACTTCCGGCACCACAGCGTTCAATATGGACCTCACGGAAATCGTTGAGGAGGCGTTTGAACGCGCCGGGGGTGAGCTGCGCACCGGCTATGACCTGCGCACGGCCAGTCGGTCGCTGAACCTCATGTTCTCCAATTGGGCCAACCGTGGCCTGAACATGTTCACTTATGAGCAGGGCTCTATCAATCTGGTGGCGGGCACAGCCACATACAACCTTCCGACTGACACCGTGGATTTGCTGGAGCATGTGATCCGCACGGGCGCGGGAAGTGCCTCAACGCAAGCAGACCTGACCATCACCCGGATAAGTGTTTCTACCTACGCCACGATCCCCAACAAGCTGGCTCAAGGCCGCCCAATTCAAGTTTGGATTGAGCGTCTTGATACGCCACGGATTACGGTCTACCCAATCCCAGACGACTCGCAGCCCTACGTGTTCGTGTACTGGCGCTTGCGCCGCATGCAGGACGCTGGCACAGGTGTAAACACCATGGACATGCCATTTCGCTTTTACGAAGCCATGACGGCTGGTCTGGCTTACCACCTTGCGCTGAAGATTCCAGATGGTTTAAACCGTCTTCAGGTGTTAAAGGCTCAGTACGATGAGGCTTGGGACCTTGCCTCTTCGGAGGACAGAGAGAAGGCGGCGGTCAGGTTTGTTCCTCGTGCAACGCACATTGGAAACGGTGGCTATTAATGGCCAATCGGTTTGCATCGGGTCACAAAGCGATTGCCATGTGCGACCGCTGTGGTCAGCAGTACAAACTCAAGCAGCTTAGAACCGAGGTCATCAAGCAGCGCAAGTATGAGCTGCTGGTGTGTCCGGAGTGCTGGGACCCGGATCAGCCGCAGTTGATGCTTGGAACATTCCCAGTGGATGACCCGCAGGCGCTCAGGAACCCACGCAGGGATACGACTTACATCACATCTGGTTTAAACGATGATGGGTATCTGTCCGGCGGATCGCGGGACATTCAGTGGGGATGGAACCCTGTGGGTGGGTCAACATCGTTTGATACGCTTCTTACCCCAAACACATTGGCGTTGACTGTGCTGATCGGCACGGTGACAATATCGGTATCTTAAAGGAGTCTGACATGAAAGCAAAAGAAGCAGTGCATAAACACGAAGCAAATATGCACCCCGGTAAAAAGCCGACCAAGCTTGCCAAGGGTGGCAAGACCAACCTGCAGATGAAAGAATACGGACGCGGCATGGCCAAGGTCATGAACCAGCGCGTATCGTCTGCACCCAAGGGGAAATGACATGGCAACCTTCAGCAAAAAGATGATGGGCAAAGAGGTTGGTGATGCCAGCGTCTATGCCAAGCCGCACACCATGGACGGCAAAGCAGGTACAGGCATGAAGGTCATGCAGGACCCCAACACCTTGGCCGCAAACAAGATGACACGGTACACGGCCACGCCCCGCGTGAGCACCAACGATCCCGGCGCGGATAACGTCAAAACCACTGGCATCAAAATCCGTGGTACTGGCTGCGCCACCAAGGGCGTTATGGCCAGAGGCCCAATGGCATAAGACATGAACTACACCGAGTTGAAGGCCAACATTGCTGACATCTGTGAAAACGAGTTCACAGCGGATCAGTACGCCATGTTTACACAGCAGGCGGAACAGAAAATCTACAACACGGTGCAGTTGGCCAACTTGCGCAAGAACGTTACCGGCACATTGACCGCAAGCAATAAGTATCTGGCTGCTCCGGATGATTTTCTGTCGGTGTACTCGTTGGCTATTTACCCGGCGGCAGGCGGAAACTACGAGTATCTGCTGGACAAGGATGTGAACTTCATCCGTCAGGCATACCCCAACCCAGCCACCACCGGGAAGCCCAAGCACTACGCTATCTTCGGTCCTCAGTCGAACGATGTAAACGAGCTGACGTTCATCTTGGGTCCAACTCCAGATGCCACCTACGCGGCTGAGTTGCATTACTACTACATGCCGGAATCAATTGTTACGGCGGGCGATACATGGTTGGGTGAGAACTTTGATTCCGCGTTGCTCAATGGCGCTTTGATTGAGGCTATTCGCTTTATGAAGGGCGAGGCCGACATGGTGAAGTTGTACCAAGACATGTACATGCAAGCAATTGCACTGCTCAAGAACTTGGGTGACGGCAAACAACGCACCGACACATACCGTGACGGCCAGACAAGGATCAAAGTGTCATGACAATCGCGCAAACCGCAACCACATCGTTCAAGGTTCAGTTGCCGCAGGGCATCCACAACTTTGGCCCCACATCGCCCGACACGTTCAAGATCGCGCTGTACACCGGTGCCGCCACATTAGACGGCTCCACTGCTGTTTACACAACATCTGGCGAGGTTGTTGGTACTGGCTACACGGCTGGCGGCAACACGTTGACCATCACAACCACTCCTGTGGCTGCAAACAACAGCGCCAACGTGCCTACGGCCTACTTCAGCTTTGCCAACTCTTCGTGGACAAGTGCCACATTCACGGCCCGTGGTGCTTTGATCTACAACAGCACCGAGGGCAACAAGTCCGTGGCTGTTCTGGACTTTGGCGCAGACAAGACCGTGAGCAACGACACTTTTCAAATCATTTTCCCAACTGCCGATGCCAACAGCGCCATCGTGCGCATCTCGTAAGGACACATCATGGAACACAGCAAAGCCTCAGACAGCGTTACAGCAGGCATGATCACTCAACGCACAGGCGGTGAACGTGTTGGCGCTGGCGGTGTGTTCACCGTCACTTGCGTAGGCGCGGATGGCCAAAAGAAGTGGTCTGACACCTTCCACAACCTTGTGGTTAACCAAGGCTTGCAAGACATGAACAGCAAGTACTTCGTAGGCTCAGGCTACACAGCTTCTTGGTTCTTGGGCTTGGTCCAAGGCCCCGGCTCCGGCACTACCTTTGCTGCTGCTGACACGCTGGCCTCGCACGCAGGCTGGACAGAGTTGGTTCCCGGTACAGATTACACGGGCAACCGCAAGACAGCGACATTTGGTACAGCCACCACGGCTGATCCATCGGTCATCACCAACTCCGCATCTCCCGCCTCATTTGCCATGCTGGTGAACGCCACTGTGGTTGCTGGTGCATTCCTGTCTAGCGTGAGCAGCGGCACATCCGGCATCTTGTTCTCGGCTGGTGACTTCACTGGCG